GAAGAGCTGGGTGCACAAACTGATAAGGCCAGCGGCGGTATTCAGAGTAACTCCATCGCGCTAATAACGAGTACGCTGGCGCAGGTTGATCAGCAGGTGAGACTCAGCGCGCAGTACGGTGACAGTAAGGCCAGCATCGATCGTATTGATAATGTTATGGCAAGCGACAGGGAGGCAACAGCGCGTTCGCTGCTGAGTTTGCAGACTGACGTGAACGGCAACAAGGCAGCAATCAACAGCCTGAACCAGACGTTTTCCAATTATCAGCAGGCCACGGCCACGCAGATAAACGGCATTACGGCGACCATCAACGGGCACACTTCAGCGATCACCACCAACGCGCAGGCCATTGCGAACGTCAACGGCGACCTGAAGGCGATGTACAGCATCAAGGTTGCCGTGGATGCGAACGGAAAACAGTATGCTGCTGGTATGGGGATAGGTGTTGAGAATACTCCATCTGGCATGCAATCACAGGTGCTGTTTGTGGCTGACCGTTTCGCGGTAATGGCGCAGGCTGGTGGGGCGGTATCGTTGCCGTTCGTTATCCAGAACGGACAGACCTTCATCCGGGATACGTTCATCCAGGACAGCACCATCAGCAATGCCAAAATAGGAAACTACATTCAGTCTTCAACATGGGACGGCACCGGAAATGTTGGCTGGCACATCAACAAGTCTGGCTACGCGACGTTCAATAATGTGACCGTTCGTGGCTCGATTTACGCCACAAACGGTAATTTTTCTTTCAATGGCTCCGGCAACACAACGGTGATTAATGGTAATGGCGTAACCATTAATATTCCGGGTGGCGGCCGCATCGTACTGGGGACGTGGACATAAATGCCGACAGGACTACTGATAGAACTAAATGACGGCGGAAAGCGCATGGAGATAACGGCGGGCCTGCGGTGCCCGTCATTTGGGGCCAACTTTGACAGTGGCTACCAGAAAGCCAAGTACGCTGATATTGCCGGTTATGTTTCCGGGGCTCAGGTGTTGTTTATCCCCCACGCGACGGCTTATCTTGATTCAGGACTGCTTCATAAAATGAACTCGGTCACCATTTCTGGCGGCAGGGTTACGCAGAACTCTACGATGAAAGACAACAGTATCAGCGAAAGGGAGAGTACTTACACTTTTCCGGGAAGTCTCTGGCAGATATTTCCAACAGGTCAGCGAAGTGGGGTGGGCCTGCTCATCAGCAACAGTACAGACTTTACCTCGATAACTAATGCCACGCAGTCAGGGCAGTGTATCTGGAAGGGTACCGTTAATGTTCCGACCGGGGGATGGGCGGTTCCCACGATAGCAGGATACGACAAGTCGAAGTATGTCGTTTTCGGGCGCTGTAACAGCGGTAATACAATTGACTTCGACGGTAACACAGTCAGGTTTTTCAGCCCTCCGACAACAAATGATGACGCTCCTGCAACCGGCACGATAGACATCGCTATCTTCGCCAGTGGCATAGCGCCGCAGCCTGGTACTGGCCTCAATATTTTTAACGCTGAAGGGGCCTGTACCTTTTCAACCACAAAACGACCTTTCGTATACCTCAATCAACTCTGGTCGCCTTCTAAAAGCGCTGTGAACATAGGCAGCGGGTATGTTCCGCTGGGCAGGTTTGGGTTAATGACCCATGAGGTTAACGGGGTATATGTGTATCGAATGTTCGGTATAAAAATTCAGAATGGTAACGCTTCAGTTCAGGGGGGCAAGTATCTCGGGCGCGAACAATATGCCATTTTTGGTAATGACACGGTAACGCCCCTCAATCTTCCCGTTCTTCCCGATATGTACGTCTGAAAAATATCACCCTTTAAATGCACCCTCGCTCCGGCGGGGGTTTTTATTGCCTGGAGAAAACATGATTTATACCACCGGCACTATCGCCATCAGCGGAAACACCCTTACAGGTACTGGCACAAACTTCACTGCATCTGGCTCACTTATTCGTAACGGCTGCACTGTTATCGCGCTGACCAGCCCAGCGCAGGTTTTCCAGATTACCGCGATTGGAAGCGCAACCTCTCTCACCGTTACGCCAGCTGCTAACCCTGCTATCCCTGCTGGAACCAAATATGCCATTCTTCTGAGCGACAGCCTGAGCGTTGACGGTCTGGCGCAGGACATCGCTGAAACCTTCACTATGTACCAGCGTTACATGAGTGGGTTCGCTGATGTGATGAATGGGACATCTGACGTAACTATCACCATCAATGGTGTGGCCATCACTGTGCCGGGTCAGAAATCGCTGGCAAAGAAAGGGGATAACAGCGACATCACAAGTCTTACCGGTCTTACTACAGCACTAAGCGTGGCGCAGGGTGGGACTGGTGCGAAAAATGCGGCAGATGCCCGCACAAACTTCGGGCTCGGAACCGCAGCACTCAAAAACAATGTAAACGGTACGCTCGGTGATGTCTTGCTGCAAGGATATGGCAACCTCGTTAAGATCCAGCAGTATAATCCCGGATTACCGCTGGGGCAGACCGGGGTATACGGTCAGTCAAGCGCCGCAGGTTGGAAACCTTCAACAGCGGGGAGCGGCTTTATGACAGCATACGCGGACGACCGCCGCCAGCAGTACTGGATCAGTATTGAGCAGGGATTCTATGTACGCCATATTTCTGACGCGGCCTTTGATGTTGGTGCGAACGTTTACCCGTGGACGCAGATGCAGGCCGTCGGTACATCCGATATAAACTTTAAAAAAGATATCACTGAGCTTGATACGAATGTAGCGCTGGCTAATATCGACGCTATGGAATTCGTATCGTTCAGATATAAGAATGATGACAGTGGGGCGGTACGCCGTGGTGTAATCGCGCAGCAGGTTGAGAAGATTGACCCGCAGTACGTTCACAGCGCTGAGGGAGTGGGTAAAATGACCCTTGACCTTAACCCATTGCTTATGGATGCTCTGGCCGCCATTAAGGCACTTAACGCAAAGGTAGAAGAACTTAGTAAACAGGTTGATGAGCTAAAACAGGTTGGAGCTTGATATACCTGAAGACAGCATATTGAAACGGCTTCGCTAAGAAAACCGCCGTCCGACTTAAGAAAGAACGGGCGGCGGTTGGTTGTTCAGTGTTCATGCCCGAGCAAGCGTGGGGAATATTAACCGAGTAAAATCTAAAGACCAACCTGGCGAACAGTAGGAGACTCAGAGGTCAGCCACATGTCAGAATCTTCAAACATTTCCTCCAGCATGCGGTTCAGTTTTTCCCGATCGCTTTTGCTGGCGTCGCTATTCAGGCCGTTTGCCTGCATCGGCTTCACCTTCACTTCGGCATCAGGGAAAATCTGATGCACCCGCTTCGTCAGCTCGGCCAGTATGATTTCTCTGGCCCCTTCTAGCCCTTCAACATTTCGCTTGTCATAAACCAGTTCAACGAACATACCGATCCCCTCTTAAGTGAAAATTGCCTGTGCTTGATCTGTTTTCATAAAAAACACTACTGTATATGCATACAGTCAATGTGCGAGTGAGGGTTCGTTCATGCCTCGTCAACCAGATATTCGTGCCGCTTTTATTGCGGCCATACAGCAAAACCCAAAGGGCTACCGCTACCTGAGAACAGACCGCTTTATAGAAAAGTTGCATGGTTTTAACTGGCACTTCACCCGAGCCGACGCCAATGCATGGATAGAGCGCAATCAGCCAGGCTTCGCTGACAAGACGACAGACGGTAGCGATAACCGGTACTGGATCCTGCGTAACATGGGGAGGGTGCACTGATGGGATTTCCTTCACCGGCGGCTGATTTCGTAGCACCGCGTTTATCTCCGGAAATTATCTGCGGGATCGGCATGGACAGCCGCATCCTCGAAACCTCGTCTGGCTTTGCGGTTATCGAGCCGTGCACCAGACTGGTACAGAATCAGGTTCTGCTAATCCTCAGCGGCGGACGGACTCAGTTTGCCAGAGTCATGGGCAGGGCGCTGATTTGTGATGATGGTGAAGCGATAGAGGGGGAGGCTGCGGAAGAGGTTGAGGTGATGGGGCGGGTGACGTTCTTCATCAACAGCGTGATCGAAGACGACAGGGTGGTTTGA